TTAGATTCTCAAATAATTCTCTGCTCGCAATTTTTCCTTTATATCCAGGGTAAAACTTCTCCACTATTGCAGAAACACCCATCGCAGTAATTGCACTGTCACAAATCACCCATACTTCTTTGGTGTCGTATTTGACTACATGCTCTAACGGAAATTTAGATTTCATTTTAATCCTCAACGGTAAATGTTTTCTTTTTGACTTTGGTATCGAACTCACCAGTTCTGCATTGATTAAAAAGGATGTTATAACTCCTCTTGTGGCAGTTTCTTATTTGGCACAAGAGAGTGTTTTTTCTTACAAGCAGCTCTGGCATATGCTCTTGCCGTACTATTAACAAATGTGCAAGGTCTTCCAGACTGTTTGCAATATGGGCAAACTACTCCTGGTGGATCATTCTGAAAGAACTTGATCTTTTCCATCTACAATTTTCTCCTTAGTTGTGGATGAATCTAAATTTTCAGATGCCAGTTGCAAACCCTCTATTGCCCCTTGCACTTTTAATAGATGTTCCTTTAACAAGGTTAATTGTTCTTCGCCCTCATGAATTGCTGTTTTAATTTGAATTTCCTGAGATTGAAAATTCTTAATTAACTCTTCAAGTTTCATAATTATGCAATCAAATCCATGAATTCGGATAATACTTTTTTATTTAGTTTCTTTGCACCAAGAGACTTAAAGAAAGCATTTTTAATTTGAGATTTTGTGGCAAACTCTTCAACTTCAAATTGAACTTTATTCGATAATGTGGAAGAAGAAAGTCCAAAATACGCATGATAGGAAGAATTTCGAATCACAACACTTCGGTTCTTTTTCCACTGTTGACGGAGATTATCAATCTGAGAACAATCAGAATGATAGCGGGAAATAAAATTACTAAAATCCCGACCTTCAAGAATTCTAATTCCGATAAAATTAACGTCCTCAAATTTATCTCGAAGGTTTCGAAGAAGAGCCTCTGTCATACCAGTAAATCCATTATTGACACTATACGTTGTTCCAAGTTTACGATCACGGAGATATGTATCCCCGTAACGAATAGAAACCTGACCAAGATATTCTTTAACCTCATTAGAATAATAAGATGTTCTATTAATCCTTTTGTGATAAGTAACTCCACAAGCTTCACCGTCAGTCAAAATAATGCACTGCACCTTTTGAAGTTTATATTGTTTTTTAAACTCTGGAATGATTGAAAACAAAGTAATAATAGATTCATTCAGAGGAGTCCCTGACAAAGAAAGTCTGTCGGGAGTAGGACAAATAGCAGTATAACGATTTGCAAAAGAGAGAGCAATTCTCCAAATGTGTTTCATCTGTTGATTCAAATCTTTTGCATTGGTTTTTGAGGTGAAAAGATTCATCAGTTTAAACTCTGGCATGACACAAACCATATTATCTTTTTCCTCATATGCTCTCTCGGGAATAATACGAGCATTATTTTCGGATCGGTTGTAATGCACCCACTCATTAGTGAACGCATAGACTTCAAAGGGAATATTAACCTTCTTACAGAACCACAGAAGATTATACATCTGCTTACAAGTATCCAGAAGGACATCACTCATTGATCCAGACCAATCTAGAATAAAGATCAATCCGTGGTTTTTACCATCAGGAATTGATGTGACTTTTTTGAATAAGTCTTCATTAAACTTGTAGGTGTGAAGTTTTGATGTGTCTAGAACTCCACTTCGGCTTACAATGGATCGAGCATAACTATCCGCAGATTTTCTACACTCAAATTCTTTGACGAGGTAATTTACCTCTTTCTGTGCGGAATGTTTAAACTCTGCAAACTGAGAATCTGCAGAAATATATGGACTAACAAAAAAATGTCCGTGTCCTCTTTCCTCCAAATCATTTTTCAAGTTATCTGCGTAATCTTGAAAGTATTTGGAGATATAATCGTGAACCTCTTTATTTTCAACCACTGCGGTTTTAGTATTAATTTTTGGAATTTCAAGATAAACCGTTTCGTTAAGGGAAACTTTATCAGTGAGACTTTCGATCTTATCATTTAGATTAGAATCAGTTTTAACCTCGGGTTCTTTATCCTCCCCACCATGATCACCATTCATAGGTGAATCAGATTGCTCTCCCTTAGCAGTTCCACCATAAGAATCAGTTTCACCAGGTTGTTCCTGATCATTCTCACCCTCTTGCTGATCAGAAAAATCAGAGGCAGGTTGACTATCAGCACCACTCTGCTGTGATTTCAGATTATCAAGTTGAGTCTTAGTTTCTTCTTGCTGCTTCTGTTTGCAATACTTATAAAGAATTTCAGCAGCTTTCAAAACCTCATCAAAAGTCTGAGTATTTTCAATGATGTTAAGAATTTCCAATTCTTCATTGTTAAAAGGGATAACAACAAAGTTACCAATTTTACAATGAAGATTTACACGATCTGCCAAATTCATTTTGGACAGATCTTCATCTTTGACTGAGAAAAAATCATCATCGCTAAGTTCTTTATACCCCTTGAAGAAGGTTTTAGCCAATCCTGGATATTTTTTCTTCATCATCTTTTCTACGCGAACATCTTCAACGACATTCACAAACTGTGGAGGAACATTAACTTTCTCAATCCAATTTTCATTTGGAGTAAAGAGAGCATGTCCAACCTCATGCCCCACCAGAAGGTCGTAGACAGTCCCAGAGGCACGGTTCCATAGGGGAAGAGTCAAAACCCTACGCTCAACATCAAAAGACGCTGTGGGAACCTTACGGTGCTCTACGATGAGGTCCTCTGTTGCCAACAGTTTTGCAAGTTGTCCTTTGATTTCAGCATTGACAGTCATAGGGTTTCCTCGGTATTGACTTACAATACAACAAGACCCCCACGTTTTGTGGAGGTCATGTGCCGCTTTTTAAAGTGGCTCAGTCGTGCCTTTGCTTGTCGCAGTGCTTGCGGTTTCAGTTTCCGCTTCTGCTCCTTCTTACTGTGGTGTTGCCAGTTCGGGGTAGAGTTGCTCAATGTCCCTCCTGTAAAATCTCCTAAGATTATCTATTATTTTAGCAGACCTCACAACTTTGTTGTCCTCATCAGTGTTCAGTTTTTGATATGGCACATCATGTATTTTGAATGGAATCCCAGTGATTTCAGACAACCAATTTTCAAAATCTTTACCAAACTTATTTTCAAATCTCCAAATATTTGTTTTATCTGAAATAAAATCCACTTGATTTCTAAACCAGTTTACAGATTCCGTCAGAGGAAAATTTTGAAGTAAAGAATGGAAATACATTTCATCTTCTAGTAGATTATCAACATCATTTCCATACATTCTTCGAATAAAAATTGATGATGAAAAAAATCGATCAATTGGATTTCTAACAATCGTAAGGTGAGCAATGTCTTTCACATCAAAGTATTTTTCATACAATTCTCTATGAAAATGAAATACTTCTACTCCCTCAACAGATTTTTCAATATTATTTTGTTCAACTTCAAAGTCATTGAGTTTTAAATTCTGATCAAAAAATCTTCCTGCGGTTCTCGGTATATGAACAAAAAGAATTCTTTTTCCTGTTGGTTTATGTTTATAAGTTGGCATTATGCAACCAAATCATTATCATAAAAATATTTAACTCTTGCACGACGAACCATCAAAAGATCCTCATAATGACCACGATGTTCTTTATCAATGATTCCATTTTTTTTCATATCTAAAATCCTAACCAAAGACTCATGCCCATCAATACTAAATTTTGATTCTTCATTCGCAAGAAAATCCAAACGTTTAAATTCAAGTTCTTGACGTTTTTGAACTAGATCCTCGATATCAATAAAAGCACGATCTTTCATTTGAAGATAAACTTCACGAAATGCTTTATTAAGTTCAACCGCATTCATAATTTTTAGTGTCATTAATCAAAGTTTAATTGATGAATTTAAAGTCGTCAAGTGGTAGAGATACGACTAAATCCTTTAATTTTTTCAAACTTAATCACGGATTCAAATTTATCAGCAATTTCTCCTTTATGAGATATCACAAAGATGTTAGCATCTTTGATTACAAAACGAATGATTTTTAAAAATTCTTCCGTGCCCACAGTATCCAGAGATGAATCAAATACCTCATCAAAAATCATGACATTTGTATTTGCAGAATTTTTTATCTTTGCAATTTCTCTCCAAGTGAATAGGAGAGCTAAATCAATTCTTTGTTTTTCACCTTCGGAAAAAGATGAGTATGTAAAGTCTTCATGAATCGGAGATTGGACTACCTCGTTAAATTCTTCATCGAGTTGCAGATTGATGTAAAAGTCCATCATCTGAAGATACTTATTAACTGACTGATTAATAAGGGGTAGATACTTTTTGATGATATTAGATTTTACACCGCTGTCTTTTAGAAGAGAGTATGTATAATCAAGGTAGTCAATCTCATCTCTTTGTTCAGAGAGTAATTTAAACGTAGTATTCAGTTGTTCTTTGAATGATTCTAACTTTTCATGCTCAGAACCTCGGTTTGCAAGTTTCTCGGTAATTTCTTGAATTTCCGATTCCAAATCTCGTGACTGTTTTCGAAGTCCAGAAATTTGAACGTTGCTTTGAGAAATGCCATTAGTTAGTTTCGTTACCTCTTTCGATAGATTAAAAAATTGAAGTTCTCGTGTCTCTTCCTCTTCTATTTTAGTTTCCAATTCGGAAAGACCTTCATTTAACTCCTGTATCGAAGAACTGAGAACTTCAATTCTATTTAACCGAAAAGATTCTTCAATATCCTGAGTGCATGTCGGACAAACCGTATTTTCGTTAAAAAAGATACCTTCTTTGCCAATATTATCTTTCTTCTGTTCAATCTTTGCTTTAAGATTTGTTAGTTTCCTAACTTTTGTAGAGGCATCAATATATTCTTCAAGTTGTTTTTGTCTACTCTCAATATTAACAATAATTTTTTGAATATTATTTTCTATCTCATTAATTTCATTTAAAATAGAATTAATTTTTGTTTTTCTTTGAGAGATTCCATTTTGTCCACTTTCCTCAACTTGATTGATAAAGTCCTTCTGCATGGCAACTTTATCTTTTAAGGAATCTTTTTTCAATTCAAGTGTTTTAATTGAATCCTTTGTATTACGAATATTCTCCTTAATAAGAACATTCATAGACGAGAATATTTTAAGATCAAGAAGATCTTCAATGACCTCTCTACGATGAGCCACAGAAAGTTGCATAAACGGAATAAATGAAGCACTACCCATGATTACAATCTGAGTAAATGATTTATAGTTCATTTTTAGGACAGATTGCTCAAACCATTTTTGTTGATCATTTGCAGAAGCATGTTGATCTAACAATTTTCCGTTTTTATAAATTTCAAAAATATTAGGTTTAATTCCACGACGAATCACCCATCGAGTTTTTCCCACAGAAAACTCAATTTCTACAACACAATCTTTATCATTTACACTATTAAGAAGTTGTGGTTTATTAACTTTACGATATGGTTTACCAAATAAGGAGAACGTTAATGCATCCAAAATAGTGCTTTTACCAGCGCCATTAATTCCAATAATTAAAGTAGTAGAGGAACTTTGAAAGTTTACCTCGGTAAATTGATTACCAGTTGAAAGAAAATTCTTCCATCTAATTTTTTCAAATAAAATCATAATCTTTTTTTATTGGTGGCACAACAATATCATTGGTGGTAATAACTGTATACTTGTGTTCGTTTATTTCACAAACATGAAATATAATCTCATCATCAACTTCCATTACACTAAGTTCTGGATATCCATCACCTTCTAAAAGTATAGCATATCTTGACGCATCATCTTCCTCTTCAAACATATAAAGGACTTTATCACCATCGTCATCGGCAACAGAAAATGCACCTTGTTCTTCTCTTCCTTCGATAGTGAGAATATACATTCTAGACTAATTCACATGCCTCTTGGTATATAGATGATATCATACTCTGCAATTTTGATTTGTCAAGAGTGGTATCCGACTCCTCAACATGTCGATTCAGAATTGATAGAGTGTCTTCAGATTCATAAGCCTCTAAGTCCACCTTATCATACCATCCAGTGAAGTCGTGATTTTCCACGATTTTCATATCAGCAACACCAGAGGTATATAACTTATCAATAAACTTTTCAAAGTTTTTACTATCTGTCTTCTTACGAACGATTACTTTTACAATTTTGTTTTGATACTCTGAAGTATTGAACAACTTGTAATTAGTGTCCTCATAATAAATGCTGGAAAACATTTTGTATGGATTTTGAATGTGTTCATGTTCATAGGTCTCAGTATCAAAGATTGTGAATCCTCGAACATCATTGACATCGTTCCAAAACATCTCATAGGGATTTCCGACATAGAAAATTTTTCCATTATCAGATCTTGTGTGATAATGTCCAGAAAAAACTTTTTTGAATTTTTTAAATGGCTCGATGTCGATACCCTCTTCCATGAGATGACCTTTGTGGGCATAAAATCCATTCAATTCCAAGTGACCCATCGCAACTTCTGCTTTGGTTGATTTTATGAGTGAGATGGTTTTATCATAGTTCTCACAATTAATCCACGGAAGTAAGAGAAAGGTTTTACCATTCAATTCAATTTCATCGCACTGATCATAAACTTTTACATTTTTATAACCAGTCAATAGAAGAGCAGGAGAATTTACGGAGTTCGTATTTTTATAATACGAATCATGATTTCCAGTGATTAAATGAACCTTATACTTAGAAAGTGGATCAAGAACCACTTTTTTAGTCCATTCAAGACTTTGATAATCAATTGATTTACGACTATCAAAGGCATCGCCCATATGAATGACTGTTGTGATTCCCTCTTTTTTTAAGGTTGGAAAAAATACATTCTTGTAGAATAATTCAAAATAATCTTGAAATAATTTAGATCCTCGACGGGCACCCCAGTGAGTATCAGTAAGGATAGCAACTTTCATCAGTTTCTGAGTTTTGAAGATATAGACTCCTTGATTGAATTATACTCCGATGACGTGTATCCGTCAACATCTCCGTCCTCAGAGAACACAACCTCATATCCACCACGTTCGATCATTTTTGCTTTGATCTCCATTTGTTTCTTTTCTTTTTGAATTCTTCTCAAAAACGCATAGTTAATAATCTGAGTGAAATAAGCAAATGGATTGTTGGATTTTTCTGGGTCAAAATTATAAATGTATTGAACACAATTTTCTATTCCATCACTGATCATATCCTCCTTGAACATGTAGTTCACAAAATTTGGTTTATATGATAAGTGAGTTGCAATTTTTAAAAAACACTCTCCAATATATCTTGGAATTTGTGGACGATTCGTGCCATTCTCTTTTGAATCGGTGACTTTTTTACGATACTCAATCAGAGCGATGAGAAATTCTTTGTTATTGACATAATGCTCTGACCTTTTTCTCTTTGTCATTATGCTATACATATTAGATTAACCAAACTATGTAGATATTATAACATTTTATAATGTAATGTCAATTTGTTGACATATACAAAATATGGGAGTAGACTCTGTTTGTTGGGTTTGATAGAAGGGCTTAGCTATCTTTAAAGATCTTTTCTAATAAGTCTTTTGCATCTCCAACGGTAGAAATATATCCCATCTTACGGTCAATTTTTGGTTGTCTTGCTTTTCTCATTTTGTCAAACTGTCTAACAAAGTTCTGATACAGAGAGATAATTTGAATGTCCGTTGATTCTGTCATGGTCATTACATAACACATGTCCAATAAAAACATATCCTCTGTTGTGGTTTTCAACCATGGTTCTAGTTTGTATCCAATGACGTTGCCATTTCTCTCTACATTCTCAATCGTAACTGGATGATCTAAAATCAACATCATACGGTCATCTTCATCAGATGCAGCTACTTTTGCAAAGATTTCCTCACCAGATGTAAGTTTTATTGTTGAATAAAAATCGTCTTCTATCATGTTTTTAAATTAATTGAAAGTATGTCATAATTAAAATTCTCCTCGTTGTATATTTTAACTCTCTCAATGAAATGATTTAGCGTATAATTTTTTCTTGAATTCTTAGTGCAATCATCGGCAACATCATAGAGCATTGCTTTTACTTTGTTTTTTCCTTTTCTAAGAACTCGTCCAATGCTTTGAAGATTTCTGATTCTAGATTTACTTGGTGAGGCAAAGATAACGTTATGGAGATTTTTAATATTGATACCAGTAGAAAAAGTTCCATAGGAGGCAACGATGATTGCGTTGTTTTCTCTCTCTGTTATTTCTCTTACTAATTCTCTCTCATCTGCGCTCACTCCTCCATGGACAAAAAAGACTTTTCTAGTCTCATCCACAATATTATTTAGTATTTGATATATTATCTCTCCATGAGTTGCAACTCTACTGTATAATATTAAAGTATTTCCAGTTAGATCTTTTGCCAAATTTGTAATAAATTTATTTCTTTGTTGATGAGATATGAGATATTTTATTTCATCCTCATACGTTTCAAAATTTTGAGGAGCATGTTTTAGAATCAAACATGTAATATCTAATTTAGAAACATGACCTTTTTCCATCAATTCAGATGTTCTTGTAATCTTATATGCTGGTCCAAACAATCCCTCTAACACCCATTTATGCGTTTGTGTGCCGTCTAAGGTGCCAGTCAACCCAAATCTATACTTGGCATGATGTAGGTTGGTCATAATGGACACCAGAGACTTACTTTTAAATAGATGAGCTTCATCTCCAATAACTACATTATATTTTTCAAAAAATCCTCGAGGGAGTTTATACACTGATTGCCATGTCGTAATCGTAACTGGCACATCAGTATCCTTTTCTTTTCCTGAATAAATTCGGTGACAATATGTTTCTACATCCCAACCATAATCTTGAAAGTCTTTATACATCTGTTCTACAAGACTTGTCGTCGGAACAACTATCAGGATATTTTGTTTCTTCGCTGTATAATACCTTACGAGTGAGTAAATCATCAGAGATTTGCCTGATGCAGTCGGAGATATTAATAGTCTTCTGTTATGTTTTAGAGCGTCGTATACTCCCTCAATTTGATAGTCTCTCGGATCAATTTGACAAATAGATTTCATGTAGTCTTTAACACCATCCCGAGATATCATCTCGTTGACTTCAAATGGAAGACCATAATACTTGTTCTCGACAAATTCATAAGAGTAATTGTGATTCTTACAAAAACTTATGAGTTTATCTAAAAGACCAACATAAATCTGTTTTGTGTTTGTATTATATAAATGTATCTCTCCACTCCAATGTCGATTACGATACTGCGGCATGAACTTTGCACTTTCAACTTCGAAAGTAAAGTGATCCCTAAGTTCATAGTCAATATGAGGTTCTGTTTTTATTTTTAAAAAGACCTCATTTGATTTGGAGATAATTAAATCAGACATCTACATAATCTATGCTATGACTATTTATTCGATCACTACCCAAGCCCCGCAGTGAATCTCATGAATTCAATGGCATTTTTGATTTGATAATTTCGTTGATGAATTTGTTTGATAATATCCTCAACATAATTAATCATTGTATCATAGTAATCTAATTTCAAAGATATCGCTGACAATTTTTCATCTGCATCTAGATATTTTTGCATCGTGTCTTTGTCACGAATTTTTTTAGGGAATGGATCCTCCACATAAACATTAGGATCTGCTTTTCCAGAATAATACTCATATCGTTCGTGTCGAATATTTTTTCTTTGTTGCTCTGCTTTTTTCTTTAATAAAATTATATTATTATAAATTTCATGATATTTTGCATGAAGAGATGGAATTTTTAAGGATTCATCATGCAAATTATCAGGATCCATAATAGAATCTCTGATCCACATCTCTTGAATCTTTTCAAGATCAAAAGTCATAATTTTTTGTTCTTCATATCATAGATGTCGTATATAGTATACTTGAAAGAAACCTCTGCTGTAAAGTAGGAGTAATCCTCTGTTGTTGCATCCATTTGCATTGCACTCAATGAATAGGGGAAAACGTCTTCAAACTTTACTTGGAATTGAGGTAATTGTTTACTATTTAAAACAACCAGGGTCGCATCTGAATATAAATTTCTTTGATCTATAAATCCAGTGTATTGTTCTCTTTGTATTTGCAAATTTCTAATTTCATTTAAACTCTCTGGATAGTTGATACCTCTAATCCATCTTTGAATTTCCATGTAATTGAGAAGTTCTTCATCGATAAGAAATCTAACGATAAGATCTTCAAAGACTGGTTTATCCCCAGGAAACGGAATATTCTTTAAATAAGTTGGTTGTTCAGCAACTCCACAGGACAATCCTGGTATGTTAACTTGATTACCAGTAAATGCTACATATGGAGCTCTGGCAAGTGTAAAATTAAATCCAACACCCGAGAGATAATTTCTATTCTTAAGTTGTTGACTATCTATACTTCTAGCAGGAGT